TATTAGCCTTGCAACTTCAGCACGGTTTTTAGCATATTCTTTTTGCGCTTCAATTCGTTTTTTATTAGCCTCTTTTCCAGCATCAACACTTTTCTTGTGTGCTTCGTCCTCAGTTTTTTGAGCGTCAACAACGTGTTTCTTTTTAATGTACTGAATTTCATTGTTTGAAGTAGTCATCAAAGTACGTTGTTCCTTTAGCTTTGCCTTTAAGTCTGCAACCTCTTTAGCGTCATAGTCTCCTGAAGCAACCATGTTTTGTATGCGCATTTGGTAAGCCTTTGCATAAGCGTAAGCCGTCGCTTTAATCAACCGTTGTTTTTCAAGTTCTAACTTGTAAGTGCTTTTACCCTCAAGTTGAGCCATTCGAATTTCTTGGTCAATTGCTCCGATTCTTTTATCTGAAGCCGACTTGTAAGCATCTGCTTTTTTCTCTTGTGCTTGCATTGACCTTTCTGCGGCTTCCTCTTCAGCAAATGAAGTTAAGCCTAACCAGTCTAAGAAATCTTTAATTGATTGAATCACTACTTCAATAGCATCGCCAATAGCTCCAAAGAAATCACCTATCGCTTTTAACACTGGTTTAAGTAGTCCAAGTTTAGACATCAATGCCACAATAATAGCAACTACACCCGCAATGATAGCACCTATTAAAAAGATTGGATTTGTTAAAAGTGTAGCACCAAACGAAACGAAAGCCTTTGCCATTGTTCCAACAATAGAAATTAAACCTTTTAATTGTGTGCCTATTTCAGCAGGACTAATAGACTTTAACGAACCCGCAAATAGTTTAGCCGACTGAGACGCACCCTCGAAATCTAAGTCACGTATTTGGCTACCCATTAATCCGAGTGCATTGCTTGTACTTTCAAACTTTGAACCGCTTGAGAATACTGCTACTTGCTCGTTTGCGTCTTTTAGTCTATCGTTTAATTCCCCCGCTCTTTGTGCAAGTTGTTGCATTTGTTCGGGATCGGTAGCACTTGCTAACTCCCCTTTTATTTCTCGTATTTCCTTTTTCAGTTGCTGTAACCCGCCTAACTTAATTGGAATTTCTATTGCTTGTTGTGCCATACTTATAATGTATAGTAAAAATTAAATGTACAACGTAACTGTAATTATAAAGCTACGTGTTGTATCGCTTGGTAAAACATCGTTTTCATGGCTTCCGCTTTTGTACGTATTAATGAAAAGGTTATCTCCCTCACAGTAATACTCTACAAAGTCTTTGTCTAAAATTCCGTTCGTGTTTTCAATGCTGTAAACTACATTCTCAAACGAATCGGTAATCCCGTAATCCTCAAGGCTAAAACCTGACAAAGCGTATTCTCCTTTATCAATGTAACTTGGTGTGATATTAAAGCCAAAAGTATTAATCAATTCCACAACATCAGGCGCATTAGTTCCGCTTTGTGTTAGCTTAGCGATGTAAACCTCTTTATTAAGTTGTGGCACACCGTTAATGACATTCGCTGTAATTGATTTTACGACACTTTCGCCATCGTTTGCTGTTTGTCCTATTTCGCCAGTTACCGAACCGCCACCGCTTACTACGTTGTTGTTGTTAAAGAACTTGTCAATAACATCGCCTATTACTTGAGTTGTTCCCGTGTAAGGTTGTTTAGGTTTTGTCTTGAATGGTGGCAAGTCTACTTCGTCGTCAATTGTTAAAAGTTCAACTTTAGTTAGTTGGTTCGTGTTTGCGTTGTAGTCATTGATTGAATTAATAGACCACCAACTGTTATTGATACGTATTTTATCATTCAACTTCAGATTAGCTATGTCGTTCGCTCTTAAATCAAAATAAGCGGTTAACATTTTACCCTTGTTGATTTGGTTTACTGTACGTCTCCAGTAAATATTATAAAGGTTATTCGCTGTAATGCTTAACGGATTGTAAAAATAATAATCACACGTAGCGTAGTTAATGTCAAATGTAGGTGTTAACGGATTATCGAAGTGAGTAGCGTATGAATATTGGTTATCTGTTACCGTACTTCCTACGTAATTCTCAATGATGTAATTAGCAGTCGAAGTAGTCAACTCTCCATCATACAAAATACGTATGTTAGTGTTCGGACTTGCACCGCTCAAAGCAGGAACGTAAGCACCAAAAGTGGTTTTTAAAATAGGTGTCGGACTGAATGTTAATTCCTTACGCTCTTCGTCTTTGATATATTCGTTATCAAAAGTAAATGATACTTGACCGTAAACCTCGTTAATCTGCTGAAAGTAAGTTTTGTTAATATCGTCCGAATCCTGCTTATATGAAAGTGTTAATTTCTTTTTTGTTAGTTCGGGTAAGAATGTAATTGATTGCTCACGGTCTTTTGCGAGTTTCTTAGTCCAATCCTTAACCGCTCCACTATCGTAGTAGTTATCGCGTGTGATTAAGATTAAGTTATTCGGGTTTGTCGGGTCAATGTCAACGTACAAATTGTACATATTGAATATCGACTTAATGAAATCCGATTGCTTTATCTTTTTAGGTACGTACAAATTGACATCAACTGTTGAGTTGTATCCTGTAATATTTGAACTTGGCGTGAGTGTAGCTTCAAAGTTAGTAAAATCCCACTTAAAGCCTACGTTATATGCTGTGCCACCGTTTACAAAGTTCCCATTTTTAAGGTTATCTGTTGAAACTTGAAATCTTATATTGTCAGTTGTTAATATATTTGACAATTGAAAGTTTACAAGTAAGGATACTGCATGAAATTGAGTAACTCCAGGCGGTACTAAAGACGGGTATACGTAGTTTAGTAGTTGGTCTACTGCTATCGTTTGCTGTAATATGTTGTTTTTAAATACTTTTATATTTAATTTGTGAGTTATAAAAGCAAGTGGTGTTAAGTTTAACGCTGTTGGATTATTAAAGCTAATCGAGTAACTTATCGGAATGCTAACGTCAACACTTTCGCCACTCCCTAAATTGAAAGGACTATTATATTCCCCCGTTGTTGGGTCGAATAAGTTGTAAGCGTCTTGTGTTTCAGTTACACCCGTCAAATTGTAATTTACCCAGTTATTCGTGTTTGTGTAATTAGTACCGAAATTAAATGCTTTGTTAAAAACTACATTGTAAGGTGTGAAATCCGTCTTATTAACGTCTCCATTAAAAGGAATCAACAACCTTTCAAAGCGTTCGTTTGCTATTGTAGCCCATGAATAACTAAACCCAGCACGTGCAAAAATCCTATCGAAGTATTCTTTCGCAAAGATAGCAGGTTTAAACTCCTTTAGTGGGTAAGTGTTTAACGGTGCGTATGGTAAAATATATTTGTATTTGTCCGTGTTTGAAAAGGTATTGATAACCTCATCGGCTGTGAGCAAGTGGTTAAAGTCGCTAAAGTCTAAGTCAGTCAATTCAGCACTTCCCAACTTTGTAAAAAAATCACTTTGCGAATCTTTTACGATTACGCTATATTCAACGTCCTGCTCAAAGTTGCTTGTCGATTGTAGTTTGTTTACCGCTATCAATTGTAAGTAAGCATCTTCGACGATTGGAATTTCGTCTTGTAATACCGTGCAACGTGTTAACGCATTTATGTTAAACGTACCTGTTTGTATGTTGATGTCGTATAAATGACCTAACAATTGATTGTTGTTGTCGTCCCCTACTAAAGTAATCGTTTTTGAAAACGTACCTTTTCGCGTACTTACATCTCGAATGTCGGAAACCTTAAACGTAATTGGAAAGTTTGACGTGTCCTTTACATTTAGGTATCCGTTTTCTATTTGTATCTTAACCATTGATTGCGTTTTGGTTTGCTAATTTCACAGTTAGCTTTTGCTTAATAAGGTTCTTATTCTTTTGTTTAAAGACTTCAAATGAATTATCTTGTACTAAACAAGCAAAGTATTGACCGTTTACTTTTAAGTACGTCTGAGGGCTTGTAATTAGTTCCTCGAAATAGATAGCCATTGCTTCGCTCATGTAGTTAGTATTCAAGTCGATTGTCTTTTCAACTTTCGTGTTTAAGTAGGTCATTCCGAAATCGCTTGTTTCATATCCCCATTTACCGTCTGTAACTGCTCCTTGAATGTCACGGTTATAACTGTCGCGTGTGACGTTGCCTTTATCGTACGCTCTCAACTGAAAAGCAAAAGAACTAAACGACCCCATTCTATCCAAGAACAAAATCTCGTAATCTTCAATCTTACAACGTCTATCGATACAAACATTATAAACCTCGCTGTATGTAGTTACTAAGTCATTGTTGACAAATTGGAATGTATACCATTCTGTGTCGTCTTTGATTAGTCCTGCCGTTCCCGTAATTACTGTACTCGGATTTGCTGAAGCACCCACGTTAACCATGCTTGTTACATCGTCATTTGTTAGGTTGTAAACCAATTCGTCCCCGTTGCTATTCACAAATAGAATCGAACCGTTTGTAATGTAGTTATTTGCTAAAGATAAATACAAGTCCTGAGTTGGCGTGATACAGAAACCGTCTAAAGGTTGGTTTGTTAAGAACTTAACCGTACTTGTAAGAACTGAATCTAAACACTGCAACGCTTCAAATGTGCCACCGTCTGCGATTACCCTATCGTAAAACTCCAAATTGTATTGATTGCTTAAATAGTTGTAACTTGAATACGTTGTAAAGTCTGCGAAACTTTGCGCACCATTAAACACTACCATGTCATCGAGTGTGATAATGTCAGTGTCAACCGTCTTTTGGTTGTTTGCGTATCTTACCGTCCCATCAATTGACGTACTTGTTACATCTGAATAAGCTGAATTAACAATAATATAGCCTGAGCCTTGACCGATTACAGTAAAATATCCTTGTAGGTTTGGATTTGCTACGCCCCCGTCTGCTTGGTCAATATAAACTTGGTCTCCTACAACAAACGGGTTTGTAAATGTAATCTTTACGTTACCGCTGTCAGACGTTAAACTACTTGTGTAAGCGTAGCTCTCGACATACTCTTCACCTACTTTTAGAAAGTATTTAAAGTTCGTGTTTAAAGCAGTCCCGAAGTTAGGAAACAAAGGATTGAAATCGTTTGTAACGTAAGATTGTAAAATGCGCGATAGGTCAATGTTACCGTATCCGTTTGGAAAGTCAGGCAATACTTTAAATTCTCCTATCTTTTCGCTTGTCGTTGCATTAAACAGCGTAAATATATACTTAAATCCGTCTTTGTTTTTGTTAGCTGAATCGTATATAAAACGCAATTGATTAAATGCAGGACTAAAACTGTATGGAACTGCTATCGTATTCATGCGAATAAGTGTTTCGGATTGTTTGGTGTTATTGCGTTATCGAACTCAATCTCTAAGTCAGTCATAACGTCAACGTGGTAGCCTTTCAAGTACGTAGCCTCTTTGATTACTTCCATGTTCTCAACTACTGCGGGAGTGTCTACTATTTTACCTATGTAAACTACTGCGTGAGTACTTTGTGCGTACGTGTTTATCTCGTTACCGTTTAAATCAGTTGTGTTAATCAAAATGCCTTTAGCTAATAAATCAGCAATGGCGCTATCGTGGTCGGTGTATATTAGTTTGTAAATCATATCGTAGTAAGTTGTGCAAGTTGTGTGTTTGTTAATCGTGTTTTCCAAAGGGCAACCGTGTTTTGTTTATTTTTACCCGTTTGAGTCCAATGTAAATCAATGTAATCCATTAAACCGCTAACAGTTCCGCTCGTATCTGTTCCTATTTGAATACCGTTAATGTATAAAACGAAATCATTATTTTTATATCCAAACGCTATTTTGTATCTTCCTATTGGTTGACTTGTACCCGTTTCAATTCTCGCTTGTAATGCACCGCTACCATAGTAACCTACTGCAATGATTCCCGAAGTCTCACGCTGTAAAAACACGAATGTATCAAAGGTTGCATTTTCTTTTAAAAACCATGCATTTAAATCTGTCAACTCATCAATATAAGCATCAACAAAAAACGTCCCCTCAGTTTGTCCTATCAAAGAACTAATACCCGTCTTTGAAATTACATCTGCGTTTCGTGTTACACTTGCTGAGGTTGTAGGTATGTAAGAAGTAGCGTAAGAACCTGCTTCGAGTTGTGCGCCCCATGTTATTATGCTTCCAATTTGTGGGTTGAAAGTTCCAATGACATCACTTGCAGCTGGCACAATTGAAGTTAAAACATTTACATCTAAAAGACCTATGTTTGTCAACATTACTTTCCAATAAGAACCGAAACTTTCAACTTTATGTGATGTGCCACCTGTAGCAAATCTTATTGCAGTTGCTCCTGTTTTTGTGTTCAATTGAACGTATTGTTCTACAAAACTTACACCCGTTGTTCTTAATACAAATTCTGGAAACCTTGTCTCGTTATTATCCTTTTTAACAAAAATAAAAAACGTATAAGGAGTGTTTGCAAGAATAGTATTATTTTGAAATATAGATTGAGCAACTGTACTTGTAGACGTAAGGGTGTCAGCGTTTGCAGTTCCATCAGGTGATGTAGTTGAGTTAGCTGTTACTGTTACATTTGTTTTAACCCAATTAGAATTATCAAATTGCTGTGAATAAGTAATTAAATTCGTTCTTTGTGGCTCAACTAATATACTCGGACAACTTCCGTTTGTGTAGTCTAAACGTGGTACGTTACTCGCTACGCTTTCAATCAACCCTGCTGAATTAACTCGTGTCGCTGTCGTTGCTCTTGTTACGCTTAAATCTCCCGAGCCATCGCTTGGAACTACGGAATACAACTTACTCGCTTTCGTCCCGTTTGGTGTTACAACTAAACTCGCTGTATCTAATAAACTCATATTTCTAAATTATTTAATGTTTGTACTAAGCAATTTTCAGCTTCTACCGTTCCGCTATCTGTTGCTATTCGTGTTTTAAAAGTGTTAATCAATGTCATCGTTGCGCTAATCTCAGACGCTAAAGCCTCAATCCAAGAACCGTTTACAGTTCCCGTAGCACCAAAGTCCTCAGCTAAAGCCTGAATAAAACTTTCGCCCAAGTCTACGTTAGCATCGAAGTAAGTACACAACGCTTGTTGGTAGTTTCCGTTTTCAGCTACAATCCCAAAGTGTCCCGCTATCGTTTGCCACCAATCGCCATTCGTAGTCGTTTCTCCTAACACGTTTGCAATTTCTTGCACCCAATTTTTAAAAGTGTTTTCCATACTTATAATGTGTTCAAATTTTGTTTAGTTCATTAGAAACTGAAATACGAATTATCGGTGTAGTATTGTTCTTTAACAAAGCGTGTCGCGTACCTAATAGCGTCCATCGCATCATCAAACATTTTAACAGGCTCATCAATTATATTGTCGCCTACCTTTTTCCATTTGTAGTTATCGTATTCGCGCTTCATGTTCGGGTCGTTCTTACAATAGATTCCGAATGTCTTAACGTCATCGATTCCTTTTTTAACTTCCTTGTTTGCGTTGTTTACGTTGTATCCTGCTATCTGAAGTTCGGCTATTATTTCAGGTCGTGAGTAATCGGCAAGTATATCCGTGTTTTGGTCAATGCCTAAGTCCTGCATCTTTTGAATCAGTAACGAAGTAGTAAGGTAACTCTCGTATATAATCGGCTCGATGTACAAGTCTTTTTCATTGTGCCATACTTTCACTAAAGCTGTCGGGTGATTGTAACCAAAGTCAAGCCCATAAACAAACGATTGAAAGCGCAAAGGCTTTTCGTCTATGAATGTCCAATTGCTGTAAATATTCTGTTTGCTTATCGCTCGTTCCCCTAAAGCGTAGATTTGATACAATGCTTCGTCGGTTCTTTTTAAGTCCTCTATTTGTCTCTTAATCGATTCAGGTAAAAACGGATTGTCTTTGTACGTGGATTTGATTATGGTCGTTTCGTCTTTTGGTAGTTCGTATAACCAACTTGCACTATCTGAAGGATTGTAATCGAATATCATTTTTGATTCGGTACGCATGTTCAACTGCTGAAAGTCCTCAAACCATAACTCATTTGCTTCATTGCACCAGCCTAAGTCACGTTTACGACCTCTAATCTTTTGCTCGTCATCAACACTAAAGAACTCAACTATCGAACCGTTTGGAAACTTGTATATGTTTTCGCTCATGTTATGACTTGCCTTGTCGTATATTTCAAGCTCTTTCATGATTTCAAAGAAGTCACGCATCACAGTAGCACGTAAAGCAGGGAACGTCTTTCTAACGATTGAGACTACCTTATTCGGATTCTGCAAACACCATACTATAATTAACTGACAAAGGGAATAAGTCTTAGACGACCTACTCCCTCCCTGATTAACTACAAACCGATTCTCGCTGTTTAAGGCTTCCCAGTTCTTTTGGAATATCTTAGTCGATTTGATTTTCATTCGTTACAATCTGTATTTCGATTTTGCTTATGTCTTTGCCATTCGTTGTTACATCTGTTTTCTCAGTAAGTCCATTTAAGCGTTGTGTAATGCTTGGGTTGAACTGTCCTACCATACCGCCCTCGATTTGGTCTTGACGGATTAATCGTCTTATACGTGAACAGATATTCACATATTCTAAATATCGGTTATCGCGATTCTCGAAATATTGATGAACGCAACAAATTGTATCTTCGCAAAAGTTAAGAAAACCCTCGAATGTTAACGGTGGTTTATGGAACTCTGAGACTACTCCTTTTGGTGTTGCCTTTTGTATTTCACGTGGTTTTAAGTTATTCTTATACTCTTCGAATAGTTCAAATAGCTTCTCGGGTGTTTCTATGTATTTATGCTTTGCCATTGTTCGTGTTTTTATAGTGCGTAATGTGTTAGAAATTCGTCTTCGCTTATCATGTCAATCGATATGCTGTTATGGTCATCGGGAAAATTATAAATAACGAAATGTGTCTCGCTATCTTTTAGCATAGTCATTATTTCATATGCTCTCTTTTGCATATTCTTGCCGTAGCAAATTAAAAAGTAAGTCATTCTTCCTCTTCTTGTTGTGGTTTAGCTTTTCTTGTTCGTGTTTTTTTAGGCTTTTCCTCTTCAATCCCTACAAACTTTGTAGTTTCAAAGATATGACCGAAACCCATAGCACGTAAATAGTTGTGTTGACTTGGTTTTACTTTGTCAATCTCGATTCTGACTTCGCCTAATATGCTATCGTATTTAGAAATTACTTTTCCGTAGTATTCCGCTTTAATTTTGCTCATCTCTTTTTATTTAAAATGTTAATTTTTCAACAACTGTTCAAGCTCTCGAAGTTCCTTTTTGATTTCTGTTATCATTCCGTGTGCTGTGCCTACGCTAATATCAAAGTGACTTGCTAATTCTCGTATTGTGTATGCTTTTTCTTTCTGTTTTGACAACCTTAGGAACGTATCGAAGTATACTCGCTTTACTTTATCGGTTAAGCTATCTCTGTATATGTCTAAAATAGCTTTGTAACGGTTTATGTTTAGTTCAACTATTATAGCGTTCGTGTTTTCGTCATCTACTATTTCAGCTATGTAGTCATTTTCAACGCTTGTTATTATTTCTAACTTGCTTTTTGACTGCCATAGTAACTCGCATTTTATTAAATGACTAAAATAATACTTGACCTCATGGTCTAAAGTTGGGGTTTTTCCTTTGATGTCGTGTTCAATATATGAAAGGTAGGCATTGTTAATGACAGTATCACAGTCGAGGTTGGATTTTAGCCTACTCAGAAAGTAATGCGTATACCGACTTACTTCGTTGTAGTTTTCTGTGAGTAGTTTATCGAGGATAGCTTTCATACCAATTGAAAAAATCTTTTAAATATTGCTTTCTCACTACTCCTGAGCAAAAGCATTTAGTAAAGTTCTCGTTTGTAATCCGTTCTTTTATCGTTTTTAGCTTGTTTAAGACACTTTTACTCTCTTGAACGTGCTGTGTTTCCAAACGGATACTTTCGATGTATTTTATGTCAATTTCTGTAAGCATAAATCTAAGGTGTAAGATATTAATGAAACGAGACAAGCAGTAAAAAAGTTGCCCGTAATAATCCAAGCTGACCAAAACCCTACACATTTATAACATGAAAGTGAATGATGTATCCAATTTGTAACAAATGTCGGTCTAAAGAACTCAAAAACGTAGTCAATTGCAAAATGTAAAGGCTCAAATTTAACAAACCACCATGCGAACGCTACTAATAAAATAATTGTCATATATAATTTTTTTGTAAATATACAACTATTTTTAAATAAAAAAAGCACCCCGTTAAGAGTGCTTCCATTTTATGTTATTAAGTGCCTTACCTATTCGCTGTAAAGTTTCCGTGTTTAAACCGCCTTCATGTCGTAAAAACTTGTTAAGCTGTCCTTGTTGTAACTTACTACGCTGGCAAAACGCTCTCGGACTTTCGCACGTATTTTCAAAGTGAACTTGCATCGCTTTACGTGTTATCTCCTCAATGTTTATTATTGCATCAATCGCTTTCATAGCATTTCAATTTCTTGCTTAACTTCATTCCAATAACTCATGGTTGAATAAACATTTGTATTAAATGGATTTGAATGTGGATTTGCATTGATTATTTCATAAACTGCTATTAGCGCACATTGTTTACTTGCTTTAAATCCATCATAAACAAATGTTACATCTTCATTCATTGGTTGATATGTGCAAAATTTATCTACTAATTCTGCTGCTTTTTGTCTTGGTGTCATAACTAAAAAGGTAAATCCGTGTGTTCGTCTTTTTGTTGTGGCTTTGGTGCTTGAGTTGTTTCAGCCTGGTAAGGCTCTGTAATCTTAACAGAAAAGAAAGGTTTACCGTCTTTTGTTTGTTTTACCCACATAGCGATTTGTTTATCTACACCGTCTACATTAATCTTACCTCTGTAGGTTGGTTGGTTTCCTGTTGCAGTTTCATTCTTGAAAATTGCTCCAGCGTTCTCGTTGTTGTACTCCATTTGTATTTGTTTTTAAATTAAACCTTTTAACATATTATAGTATTCTCTTGCTATTTCTACTTTTTCGATTATCTTTTCTATTGCTTTTTCGTCACGTTCAACGATGTAACGCTTTACCCTTAGCTTACTTGGTATGTTATCGTAGTTGTGTTTTGTTTGCACTTCGTGTCTCAAATCAATGTCCTCGTCAATTAGTCCCGCTTTCCAGTGCGCACGTCTTACTTCGTCTTCAACTATTTGTAAAGGTGTATTCATTAAGCAATAAACTAATTCAGCTTGAGTCTTACCCGTGAGCCAAAGGTAGCCCATCAACTGCCAATAATAATCCTTGTTTTTTAAATCAGCTTCAAACATAGGATATGTATCTAAAGACCAACTACACTTAATATCAGCTAATAAGCTATCCGTGTTTATATCAGGTTCGCCTGTTATATAATCATTTGTAAAACGCTCCGTGTTTTTAACAACAAAATCCCAATCGAACTGCTCACTTGCAAACTGTATCGCTTCGTCCTCCATTTCTAAACCTTTGTCGGTGTAGCGTGAACTAAACTCTTTACGGTAACCAAACTCCAATTCATTAAATAAATCTTCGATGTAACTCTTTGCGGTCTGACTTAGAACCTCGCTTTTTGAACGAGGCTCAATCATCAACTTACCTAAACTTGAACAACGTACTATCATAACATTGCTTTTTGTTCGGGTGTTAACTCGAATTTTAATAAATCGTCTTTCTTAGCTTTACCATCTTTGATTGCTTGTAATGCTTTTACAAAACGCTCATCGTTGATAGGTTGCTTTTTAGGTTCGTGTTTTACTTGTTCGCCTGAAGCGTCAGTGTCTTTGTCCGTAACTAATCCGAGCATACTTGCTAAAGCGTAACGTCTGTAGTAAGTTATTCCACTTCCAAAAGATTGGTAATCGTTCATGCCTTTTAATGCTACGGTTGGAATCAAAGTACTGCTTTCAATCTTTTCAGCACTTTCTGAATGGAAAATAACCGTGTTTAAATAGTTTACACCATCATGTGAATTAATACATTGAATAAATCCTAAACCGTGTTTTTGTAGTAACGGATTAATCACTTTGAAAATAGCGGGTAAATCTGAATAAGAGTAACCGTACCCTTGTGTTCCTTTGTGAATTACAGGCACTTCTTGTTGAAAGTCTGCAATCGCTTTGAATAAATGTTTCATCGTTATTTGTTTTAAATTATTAGTAGTCAGGGCAGGACCTACCCCTGCATGAATTCCATTTATCCTTAACCTTTGCTTCTCAACTCACGGAGAAATAGGTGGAACTCTTAGGTATTAGCGTCTCTTATCTTTCCGCCACCTGACTAATTTAGTGATTTAAAGAGCTTGGTATTTACTTAAATCGTCAATAACTAATTGCAATACTTCAGATTTAATAAATAAATCCTCACAATTTAACTCATGTCTTATTTTTTGTTTTACCGTACAATCATGCTTTGAGGTTAAAAAATGAGTTCGATATACATTTTTTTCAGCTTGTAGGAAATTATCTAAACACTTTTTTAAAGTGGCATAGTCAACACCTGTAAATCTTAAAGAGTTATAGATAGCATCTATTTTTTCTTTTTGTAATTGTGTCTTACTTTTCATTAGATATAAATTTATTAATTAATTCATCATACGTTCCGCTTAATGGAATATTACCATTTTCGTTTTTATATGTAAACTTTAAAAATCTGCTTTCAATAAAATAAGATGTTTCATCTTTATACTCGTATTCTATATCAAAATACGATGTACATTCTTGATTATTTTCATGCTTAACAAATCTTACTAATTTTAAAATTTCTTTATTCATAATTCCTCGTTTTGTTTGTTTGTTTCTACAAATATAATACATTAATTTTAATGCACAATACTTTTTTAAATATTTTTTTTTATTTATTCTAAAATTAAATTGTAATAGCTTAACAATTCGTGTAGTCTATCTCTTATTTCTTGTCGTACTGTTTCATCTTCATCTGAATGTTTAATCCTACGTCTTAAATACTCATCTAAATCACGAACTATCTTTTTCCAATATACAGCATTTAATGCTGTCATCGCTTCGTCTTGGTCATCAAATTCAATTATTACTTTCATGTTCTTTTATTTTTAGTTTATATTCAGCTATTAGCTTTTTTAATTCGTCTTTTGTCCATTTACGGGTAATATTTGCTATTTTGTCAAGTTCATCTAACTGTTCAACTGAATATCTTTTAACAAAGCCTAAACGATAGTTGTTAATGTCTCCAGCTTTATCTTTGTTGCATGGTCTACTGCATTGAGCGTTTACATTTAGTTCGTTAAATCGCACGTTTGAATGACCCCCCGCACTCCATAAGTGACCCGCATCAATGTTTCCTTTCCTCATTGGCTTTTGGCAACTTATGCAAACTAATCCTTCGTCTCTAAGTCTAATCCATTTGTTGAAAACCTGTTGAGCTAACTTCAAATAATCTTGGAGCGTAAGTAAATCCTCTTTTTGTTTCTTAACCTTTTCTTTTTTAATCTTTTCGAGGTTCTTTAAAGCAAGTTTTGTCTTAGTGCAAACATAACAAAGTCTATCCGTAGTCTTATAAGGCACAAAAGTAGCATTACATTCTTTACAGTTACGGTCGTAGTTAGTCTTCATCTTCTTTTTCAATTTCTATTTCTTGAATTACACGGTATAAATTTTGTAAAATTTCTTTTACATACCAATCATTTGTGTTATCCAATTGAACACGTATATAAGTATACATTTCAATAACTTCCTTTGCTTTTCTTTTCATCATTCAATTTATTTAAAATGTTTACAATCGTAAAGTAGTAAGGTAAATATGCTCTATTTCCTTTTTGTCTTTTAAGAACGTTTAACAGACTTTCTACTGTATTCTTAATGTTCGGTATGTAACAACCTTTATGTAGCGTTAAATCACGGTTAAGTTCGTGTTTTTGTAGCTGAAACATAACTTCGTTTAATGGTGTCATAACTTTTCAATTTCTTGTTTGACTTCATTCCAATATTTAATTCCTACTTCATTGCCATTCCAACAAAGATTTAATATTTCATCAACTGCAATTAATGCACATTTTTTAATTGGAGTATAAGTAATAGTATTTACTGTTTTATTATACTTATCAAATAACTCTTTTGCTTTTTCTTTTGGTGTCATAATAATTGCTTTATTGATTCAACTTCCTCACGCATCTTTTGCATTTCAACTTCGTTCAAAATTAATGCTTTTTCAAGACTTATGTTTCTAAGTCTGTACGTTTTATTCTCATCTACTAAATGATAAACTAATTCTTGAACATCTAAAAGGTCGTTTACGCTTTCCTTTTGTGATTTTATTAGTTCGTGTTTATGTGGTGCTTTCTGCTCAAGGTCGTCAAGTGCAAATTTTACACGGTGCAAAACAGTAGATAATTGTGCTTTTCTAATTAATACATCTAATTCATTCATCGTTAAAAAGGTATATTTTCTGTGAAACTATTAAAACTATTTGTAATCGGTTCTTTTATCGGTGTAATGTCGTGGTTTCTTTTGATGACGTCTTTACCAGCTACTTTAAATCCAAGTCCGTAGTTGTAATCCAATAAGATAGGCTCATTCAATAGCGTTGGTTTACCGCCCGTATCAGTATCTTTAACTTTTACCACTTCAACCATTGTGTAATTCCATAAATTCGTGTGTTGTGTAAGTCGATGCACTACCAAAAAGTCATCTGCTTTATTTGCAAAAGCCTTACCGCCTTCAATATCCGATTTCAAAGGTGGCATAACGTGACCCGACCAATCATGTTTTTCAGGATATATAGCCGAGCGTCTTCCACTTGCACTACTTGGGTGCGCATTTACATAAATACTTTTTCCCGTCTTTGTAAACTGCTTTAAATCGTTTAATACATCGTAGTTGGAACTGTAACTCATAGGTGTTTTTAAACCGTTAAAAGGGTCGATTAAGTGAATATCGCAATCAGCTTTGATAAAGTCCGACATTAAGTCCTCAGGAGTGTAACGTATTGTGTTGTCAATAAATTTAAAATAATGCTCCATCTTCATTTCGAATCTTCTAACCTCTTTGTAAGTTAGATCCATGAACTTTTTTCCCGCATACATCTGTATTAAGTCTCGCATTACTTTGCCTTGATAATTTTCATCCATGAATAAACAGATTTTTAAATCATGGTTTGTAACTAACGAAAGAAAGTACCATTCCATGAAGTAAGTTTTACCTACGTTGTCATGTCCGAGAATTATGTTAAACTGTCCGTGTTTATGCACAAAGTGTTTATCTAAGTCACAACCTAATTTTAAACCCGTTGGAACTTTTCCGTCAAGGTAATCATTTAAGTATTTTGTGCTATGTCCGTTTTCTAAAATCATTAGAATAGTTTTTGTTGGTTTGTGTGGTTTTTTATTCTTTGAATAGCTTTATCATAATACTCACTATCTAATTCACAAGCCGTCAATTCAAAGCCGTAATCATGACAAGCTATTGCAATACTTCCTGAGCCTAAGTGAGTGTCAAGTATTTTCTCTCCTTTATTTGCATATTTTTCTAAGCAGTATTTATATAAAGCAATTGGTTTTTGTGTTGGGTGTTGTTTTTTTTCATCTTCATCTTCCATTGCTGAATATCTTTTGAAAACACGAACATTTTTATTTATACTGCACCATGCTAACTCAGCCTCACTAAATGATAAATTAGGATTCAACTTATCCCATATTATCCAGTTGTTATTTAATTGTAATGGAAAATAGTTACCTCCCCAAATTATTTGATTTTTAGACACTCGTTTTAGTTCGTTAAAATAATCTTCATTTGGTATTGCACTATCCCAATCTTTACCTTGTTTAAATTTATGCTTACCACTTCCCATCGTCATTTTTCCTGCATTAATTCCATAAGGCGGGTCTACTATTGCTAAATCAAAATAGTTATCAGGATAACGCTTCATAAGTTCCATGTTATCTTCATTCGTTATTGTTATTTTTTCTGTTACTTTCATTGCATTTGTTTTAATTGATTAACTTGTTTCATAACGTTATTCATGTAGTCGTCTTTCGTTTCGTCTTTTTGTTGTTTAGGCAAATATGGTAAAGTATTTAATAACGTAGCTTTCCAATTTTTAATTTTTGTCAACTTTCCTGCTTTATTAGTACACCAATCACTTGAAATCCAAGCATCGTATTTTAATCGTAACGATTCAATGTTTACATCAGGACTTTTTTCTATTCCATAAGCCACAAACATTTCTTTAGTTGGTATAGTATTAATTACATTTACATTTACATTAACATTATCATTTACATTAACAGTTGAATTTGTTAAGCTTTGTTGAACAAAATTAACATTTGTTGAATTTGTTAAAGTTTGTTGCTGTTCTTTTGCTAATCTACGAGCTTCAGCACTTGCTTTACCAGCATCACTTCGAACTCCCTTTGTTTTTTCCCACTTAATTAAATCACGTTTCATTTGCAATTTAATAGGCTCAAACGCTAATAAAATTAAAGGGTCGTTTGTTTGTGGATTCTCATCGTTAACATATGCAAACATATGCTTTAATAGTTGCCCTGCTTTTTCATCTGACAACATATCAATAATTGTACGTTGGTCTGAATACAACACAAAAGATTTTTTTCCTTCTGCCATAATTTTTTAAAATGCGAAAAGCCATCAATCGAGGTGCGTAGGATAACCTTTTCATGACAGCTTTTCAGTAAAATTTCGTGAAGTTCCTACGCTTCATGCGCAAATATACTAAATAACTTTCATACTTTCAAACCTTTTTTGTAAAATAATTTGACTTATTACAAAATTATTCGTCTTTTCCTCGTATTCTCCAGTATAATACTCTGAATCTTTTGACATTTCCCAAATAGCTTTAATGTAAGCCATATCGTGTATTTGAATCATGTTAGACACTGTTTTAACTGAGTGCATGATAGTAACGTGGTCACGGTTTAAAAGTCTACCTATCTCGCTATATCCATAACCCGAAGCAAATAATAAAGTATGTACTACTTGACGGTAAATCTTTATGTTAGTTATTCTGTTTTGTCCTGTAATTAAGTCAAAATCTAAAGGACAATATCGTTGTATTCTAACCATATCAAAGTTACCTATCTTATTCCAATTTAATTGGTTCTTTAATCTCATTCGTGTTCCGTGTGAATCGTATTTCATTGTTCCTTGCTATTAAATGTTTTTGTTTCTTGCACCATGTGAAGTGCTAAAGTCATAAATTCTTTTACTTGTTCTTCTTTAGATGTTCCACTATATTTTATATGTTCAAATGTATCACAACCCGAACAACTTCCATAAGAAACATCTGTAAAAATATAATCCCATAAACTTGGTTGATATACATTACTTGCTAAAACAAATATTTGATGCCCTTGATAATCTCCATCGTCAATTAACCTATATGTTTCCCAATTCCATTCATTGCTATAGCTAAATGTTGGATTGGTAACAACTAATTCAAAAAGTCGTTTATAAATATCTTCATAACTTTTAGGTAAATTATCTTCAAAAGATTTTTGTAATAATCCTTTATTTTCTTCCCATTGTTTTACGTATTCTAAAATCATCTTAATCGTTTTTAAAGTTTAATTATATTGTATTGTAATTCTCCTTTTTCGTTATCCCAAGGGTATTCTATTTCTGTAAATTTTTTATTTATAACGTCCCATTTAACAAAGTCAATAATTTCACCTGCAATAAACTCCAAGTCATCATTTTCAAAATATACATAAGGACATTTTACAAAATCGCTTGTGTGATTCATAATTAACAACTTTTTTTCTAAGCTGTCTCTTATGTACTTATTAAAAAAATCAACTATTTCTAATTCATAATCTTTTTTAGTTTTCATCGTTTTTAAAGTTTTGTTTGTGCCATTGTCTAAATGCAAGTCCGATATTATGTTGTTGTTCGATTATACTTAAGTCAGTTCCTCGCATTAATAGTTCGTCTTTTTGTCGTATTTCTTTGATTAGTAAGTTACATTTGTTTTTTAATGACTGCGTAAACACGGAACTGTTTAAATCTTCCATGAAATCAGCTAAAACAGGAAGCACTCCGACCAATGTTAATAGCTTTTCTATTTCCTCTTTGTTTGGTTGTTTCATTGTTCTTGTTGTTTAGTCTTAGCATAACATTCATCATCAGATTGAGTAGTTTCAACACCGCAATACTTACAGATATGAAGCTCTTGTTTAAGTTCTTCTTGTGGAATGTTTGGCAATACATGTATATTTTTCATTGTTATTTTTGTTTAGTTTGGGTTTTTAGTTTCTATTTGAAGAGTTCCTTCAATGTTAATTATTAACCAATAAGGAAAACCCCCTAAATCAATTGATGGTATTTTTGTTTCTGAATAACTTTGACTACATCCTTTAAATCTAAATTTTCTCATTTTAACGAGTGAGTTCAAAATATTCATTTCTTGTTCAGGATTATATATTTTAATGATTGAATCATCTATTGGTTTAAAAACATCAACTGGTTCAAATTGATTGCTAAACGCTGTTACTGCTAATTCAGCGTCTTTAATAGCAATTTCAACACTTGCTCCAGACATTGATTTTAACAATACGTTACAATACAATTCTTTTATAATTTCTTCATTTGTTTTCATTTTTATTTGTATTTATTTTTTTTTACACCACATTATTTGACTACTCTTTTCGCAAATGAACTAATTGTAATTGATATCCATTATCAATCATTTTTTTTATCTCTTTACGTTCCTTATGAAATTCATTATTTGTCTTAACGTAGTTTTCAGCAAAATCAAACAAACTACGACTAAAATCTGTTTCTTGTTTCATTGTTCTTGTTGTTTAGTTATACTTTTCTGTTGTTCAATTGTTATAGTCTTATGTTTAAGGTTATTAATTACACTCAAATAGTCCAAGTAAAGTTGCATATTAAAAGAACCTCCTTTGTCTTTAGCGCAACTTATTTTCTTTGGTTCACGCCACCAGTTAGCCATGCTTTGTATGTTTGCTTTTGCTGTTTGTCGTTTCATCGTTTCGTCTTTATTTAGTTATGTCTACTCCATCGTACCAGCCTCTCATGTACTCAGAATGTTTTTGCTCGTTTTCTATTTGTATAGCTTGTTTAATATCTAAAGGTGTAATTGTTCCTTGCATTTCTAACATAAAAGCCAACCATTCAACTGCTGTTTTTTCTTTCATTTTATCTCGTAATTAAAAGGTTCGTGTTTTCCTTGTTGTATTCCGTTGTTTAACTCAACTTCCTCTTTGCTTATTTTAAGCGTTTCTAATGACTTTACTTTTCGTTTTGGTATCATTGTATTAAATAGTATAATAAACACCGTTAAAACAAATAAAAGACGGTTTAAATATTTGTCGTTAATCTTCTTCTTCATAATCTTCTATTTCAGTAAATCCATAACCTAAACAATCTTCACAAGTTACCTCGATGTAACAACCGCCACAACAATCGTTGCTTCCGTTTCTGCAATTCATTCGCTCAAGTGTTCCTGTACCCTCGCAAGTTTCGCACTCAATCTCTTTCATATCTCAGCTATTTGTTTGATTAATTTATTGTAACTTGCTTTCAGTCTTTTGATTGCTCTATCGTAAACATCAATGTCATTTGCACAATCCTGTAAAACTTGGGTAAAGTGTCTGTTTTCCCACTTGTTGTAAAACTCACAAGCATTACGTTTCTTGCTTTCAAATGCGCTAATCATATCGAGTAACGCAATTGCTCTTTCGTGTAACTGTCTCATCTGTATAAACCGCTTAAGATAAATGCTGATAATGCTATCAACGCTACTACTAAATTTTCAATCGTTTCTTTTTTCATCGTTTTTCGTTTTTGATATATGCAAATATATGTATTAAATTTAATACAGCAATAGTTATTTACAATTTATTTACAATTATTTTTAATTTATTTTTGAAAGTGTTGATTTTATTGGGCTTCAGAACGAAACTTTTTTAATAAAAAAAAACCGCTATTAATTAAAATAACGGTCTTTACAAACAAACTAACGATGAAATTAGTGCCTCAAAGTTAACGAATATATTTAGAATAAACGGTCTTACCTGCTTTTTTTGTTGCTCTTGATACTTCCTTTCTATTCTTTGTACGTGTGTAGCTAATGTGAAACCATGCGAAATGTGTGTCAGTTCCGAACTCGCTGATTAGCTGGTCGAACTCAAGGTTATCTATAATCCAATCAAACAACTCTTTATCATGTAATTCTAAGTCCATTGCTTGTCCTTTACAATGTTGTGAGGAACTTGAGCCACCGATAGCCCTATTCAAAGACGGACTTCTAAAGCCTGAATTAATCTTAATAGGTTTACCTACGTGCGCCCGTAATGGTTCAAAGACTTTCTCGCATAGCAATTTAGCATTATCTAATTGCTCAAGGCTCATTACGTTTTTAATTCCTGCTCTAATTGCAGTAGGGGAAAAGCAAAACTCCTCAACTGTTACGTGTTTACTTAAATTCATATCTTTAAAAATTGTGTGTTATACGTGCAACTTGTCCATGTACTTTGTGATGTACAAATCCCTCAACTGCTTTTGGTGAATGCTGATAACCTTTTTTGTGATGCCATGAATCCGTACCGCTTGGGCTTCGTAATGCTTCAAATGTTACTCCGATGTAATCCTTTGCAACTTTGTGGTGTAAATGGTGCGAATATATATACCGTCTTTCAGTAGTTGACCACATCAAAGGAAACTCAGTAGCTAATAAGATTGGTAAATTATCTGTTTTTGCTCCGTCTCCGTGAGTTGTACCGATTAGATTATTATAGTACTTGTACGCTTTGCGGTGTCTTAAATTAACATCAAAAGAAATGTGCTTACAATTAGTAAAGTATGCCTCAATTAATTGCATTAAAAAGAACCCATGTGTATAATCGTGGTTGCTTGGATTGTACATTACACGAACTTCAGCGATTGACATTAAACTTTCTAATAACTCAATGTAAAGTTGTTTAGCTTTCAAAAAGTTTTCGTACCACATTCCGTCTGTATCTTGAGGTGTTCCGCTTGTTGTTGTTGATCGTGTGTTGTCGGTGTGCAATATATCGTTTCCAGCAACAAATAAAATCATGTCAATCTCAAAACCTTTTGACTTGTCAAGTATTCCTTGCATACCTTCTTTTGCTCTTCGTACTGCTATTTCTTGGTTGTATTCTTCTCCCGTTTCAAACACCGAACTCAACTTACCGATGTGCAAATCTGCAATATCAATCACTAATAAATGACCGTCCTCGCATTTATTACGCTTTATCTCGGGATATTTAGGTGCTGAATCCTTTACAATTTCTACAATACCTTGTTTTAGTATTTCAAAATCTTTGTGATTTTTGTTTTTGTAGTCAGGATTAGCGAAAAATAAACTTGCGTTCTTTGATTTTAACCAACCGTGTTTTACATCTTGGTGGTCTATTCCCATTTCATTCGATTCCTCTTTTATTGCACGGTACTGTTGTACAATTTCAAACTCCTCGCTTGTTATTCTCGGGCGAATCTTTGCCATAAATAAAGTGTTATGCGTTTGGAACGCTATTTAAACCTAAATGCAATAATAAGCAAAATAATTAATATCGCTATCGGTATCCAAATAGGGCGGTTTTTCTTTCGTTGTGTTTTTTGTTCTGATACTTTTACTTTAGTATCGTGTTTTACGTTTATTTTATGCGTTCTAAAGGCATGACGTAATGAATCAGTATATTTCTTTAACTCAAATTTTAAACTATCCTTAAATCGTCTTATTTCAAGCCTTTGAATAAAGCGTGTTTTCGGGTATAAAAATACATTTTGTTTTACTATTGTATCTTTTTGGGTATAATAATACTGGAAATAAGTAGTGTCTTTTGTTTGAATTAAAACAGAATCTTTTTGATAGTAAGTTAATGTGTCGGTAACGTGTTCTATTTTACCGCCTTTCTTTTCGTATTTACGTAAATGATATGAAGCTGAACAACTAAATAAAAACCCCCAAACTATCGCTGAAGCTATAACGAATAAAATAAATTTAGCAACGTCTAAGTGCGGGAAGTTTCCTTTTGTTGTCATAGTTCTTTCTTTATGTTCTTAGCTTTGATAATTAAATCAACTGCTTTGTTAATGAATGAATAGCCTTTTACTTTCTCAAATGATTCATCCATTGACTTAACCTCAATAGATATTAATACAAGTGCAATTAACTTAGTGAATAAAAACTCTACACTAACTACCGACTTTGTAAGTTCGTTAATAATAAAAAAGTCTGAAGCATACACTAACATAGTAGCGGTAACATAGCTTAGTATCTTAGGTATAAAACCATGACGAAAGTTTTTCGATGTAACACCTTGTCGCAATTGTTTAGCTTTCCAAACACCGAAGCAAGTATCTAAAACAGTCGATAAGGCAACAAGTATTATAATGCCTTTAATTGGTGCGAAAAAGACGAACAACGCTTGTAAAAAGTACGTATAATAAGAGGCAATAAAAGACTTCATATAAACAAAATACTGTCGTTAAATCCGTTCTCCTGTGTTTTTAATGGTTTGATGTCGCTATCTGTGTTTAACATGTCAGTAAATTCAGGATATAAATTTTTGTTCGCCTTTAAATAGTTAATCAAACGAACCTCATAGAATGAAGCTTTTTGTGCGTAGTGGTCTTGAGCAAAAGCTACTTCACTTTGTGTTACTGAGTTAGAATAGTCTCCGTTTTGAACTTGCAAACCTTTGTTTTTAAGTTGGTAACTCAATCCGAAAACAGCATCTTCAGCACTTCGCCACGCTACAATTGGCTTAATATATTCGACAAGTGTTTCCTCGTCTGTTGTTAATGTCTCAGCATTATACTTAGCCAACAAATATTTGTAAAAGTAAGTGCCTAAAATTGGCTGTACTCTTAAATCTGACTGAGTTCTAATGTAAGGAGTAACATCTTTAACATCGACATTTGCTGTAATCGGTGTTTGATTTTTTAAGTATGCTTCAGTTATAAAGTAATTCATTATACAGTAGTTGTAGTTGTTATTGTTTCAGTTGCTATCTGTGATTTCGTTTTGTCGCCACCGTCTACTGGTGGTAAACTTGCTAAAGCACGTACCTCGTTTTCTGTCATTGACTCAAGTACTTTTGTAGCAACCAATGGAGACATTGCATTCAAAGCATCTGTTGTTTTCTTACCCGTTCCTTCTAATTCTACGATTGTTTCATTAACAATTTGGTAGTTGTTTAGTGTGAATGTAGCTTTAATCTTAGCTATTTTAAACAAGTCGTTAACTATCTTTTCAATCTTATGACGTTGTGGGTAAATTACGTTCTTTTCAAAAATGATATACGACTGTTTGATGTCAGACCCCGAACCAAGTTTACCACTTACACGAATACCCATCAAAATAGGGTCGATTGTATGCGCTTGACATATCTTACTGTCTATACTTTCAGTTGTTACTTGGAATAAGTTGTCGTTGTTGTTGGTTGGTATCGCTTCAATCTTAGGAAGTTGGTCTGCATTGTTAGCAAAGAAACTTAAAACCTTACCGCCATTTCTTGCACCTTTTCCGCTCTCAATTGTTTTTCTTAATCCTGCTTTTTCCTCTTCGCTTTGTGGCTTTTTAGGGAACATAAAAGCAAATGACGGGAAGATAGCGTTTAAGATATTAGACTTTTGTAAGTATGACATTTCGCCATCTAAGAACGCCCAATTAAATGCACTTGTATAACTTGGTAAAGGGTAAACGTCTTGACCTACGCAACTCTTTTCGTACACATATAAGCACTCTCTTTGGTATATCTTACGGTCATATGGGTAAATAGTCTCAATGTCAATTTGCGATGTCCAATCGTCACAAATAAAATATGTTAATTTGTCTTTTGACGTTCTAACTTTCTCAGCTCCTATGTGCTTAACACGAATTAAATCATTATTTGAGTTAAATACAAGTCTAAAATAAACACGGTTATGTAGAATGTCGTCTTTTGTTATCTTATCGAGCAACTGTTCTAAGTCTACTTTCTTTTCAAAAGCGTAAACTTCCATTTTTTCAATAGCTGTTACACTTGAATCCGTCTTAATTTCATAACCCCCGCCAATTGTAGCGTTTGTTTTAAAGTCAACTATCGCACCATGTAAGGGAGACGTGTAGTAAAGTTGGTTAATTAATTGAGGGTAAAGGTTATCTACTCCAAAACGGATATATCCGCTAACCTGTTGACGTGCATTAACGTAAGGTAGTGACAAATTGCCCTCGCCTACTTTCATAAATGGACTTGAAAACGATTGATAGTTGTTACTTTCAACGCTTACGCTTTCGCTTTTTCCAATGTTAAAACCTAAAAATTTCATTCGTAAATTGAGTTAGTTAAGACACCATCGACAACCATTCTACCCTCTTCAATTTCATGCAATCCCTCAACTGGGTTTGGTAAACTAAGATTTGGAACTGTTGCACTTTCATATACTTTATAACTGTATTGACCTATTACAAAGGTTACATCAACTCCTTCAGCTAATTCGAATTTATTGTATCGCGGTTTTGAAGTCGACAAGTCAGGCGCATAGAAGTATATAGGTTCTGTTGCCGTGTTAAAATCGTTTTCAAACTCGAATACATAATAAGGATTAGATAGCGTTGAGCTTTCTGTAAGCGTCAAAACAATTGTGTTAAGTATATCTTTTTCAATGTATATCATAACTATAATGTTAATCTTTAAAAAAAGTTCACAAAAAAAGGGAAGCTATTAACTTCCCTCTCTTTATTTACAAGGTATTTTATGCAAGTAATCCTGCGATGATTGTAGGGTCAACTTCGTAAGCCAAGTTCTCGTTTTCTGCGATGAATGTAACAGAATATTTAGAACCATCTGCTTTTGCTGTTCCTGAACCTTCAGCAGTTGCTGAAAGTTGAGCATAAGGGAAATACCAATATTTACCGTTTGCATCTTTAACGATAATAGCTAAGTCTCTTTGTCCCTCTGAAAGGATTTTGATAGCTTTAGATTTTGAAGCCTCACGTCTGTGGAACATCAAAGTAATTGTAGCTGTAACGAAAGAAGAACCGTTAGCAAAGTCTACTGCTGACTCTTCGGTAAAATTACCTGTGTTACGTCTAAATTCAAATACTTCGTATGGTTCTGTGACTGTTTGAGCGTCAACCATGTAAGCAGTTTGGTCAATTGTTGGTGTTCCTACGTTATCCATATCATTGATATAGATAGCTGTAATCCCTCCGATGTTATTATCACAACCTTTTGTGATTGCTGTAAGTGTTGTACAAGCCATTTTTAAAAGTATTAAAAAAGGGAGGGAGATTTAACGCCCTCCCCTTTTGGTTAAAATATTAATCGGATTATGAGTATAAAACGATTTCAGTTGGGTTAACGTAAGAGAAACCAACTTTCAAGTTAGCACGTGAACGTAAGTAAGGCTCTGCAACTGTATCAGCTAAGTTAACAGCTTTAATTGCTTTTCCATCACCCTCGCCATCGAAAGCGTAAATCATGTTGTTCTTAACAGTACAAACCATTGTATCGTTTGGCATACCCTCAGCAACTACTACTTTGATACCTAAGAAAGTCAAAGCTAATGGAGTAGTGATGTATGTTTGAGTGTTACCTGAAGCAGTAGCCAATTCCAAAGCGTTAGCTACGTTAGAAGCAACGTACAAACGCAAGTCTGCTTTTTTACGAGAAACTGTTGAAGGTAATGCGTTGATTACTTTTACGATTTCAGTAATTACGTTAGCACTTGTAATTGTAGTATTTGCTACGTCAATGATTGAAGCATCTGCTAACATTTTTTTGATGTAACCGTCACACAAAGCTAAAGTATCGTCTTCGCTTGCTGTGTCACCTTGCCAACGTAACAACTCAACGTCTTCGCCGATTTGTTTCGCCATTTCTCCCCAGTAGAAGTTCATGAAAGAAGCTACTGAAAAATCTCCGTTTGAACCTTGAGCCATTTGCAAAGCTAAGAAAGACTGCTCTAAGTCAAATTGACAAAGTTGAGCCATTGCAGACAATGCACATACGTCGATGTCTACTGCATCTAATGAATCAGTAGGAGCTGTAAAGTTACAAGTTGAAGCTTGTAAGATATTACCAAAAGTAACGTTAGCTAATTTAGTAGCTGATTTAATACCCGGCAAAGTACGGTAGTTGTCTACTGTATCTTCAGCTAAGTAAGAACGACCGTAAAACTCGTTCGGGTTTGGACACAATAATGCGTTTGTTTCGATGTCCAAGTCAAATTTTAAATTTCTTTCCATTTTGTTATTTTTTAGAAAATGCGTCTCTGAACGCGTTAAATTTTTCGTGAGCTGATAATTTAGTTTCTTTTAATTCCTCTTCGATAGGCTCAACTTCTACTTCCAAAGAATTTTTTAATTCTGCAATTACTTGCAACAATTCGTTAACTTTTTCATCTAACAAAGGTGTAACGATAGCAAGGATAGCCTCAGCGTCTGCTGTTGGGTCGACTGCCATTTCAACTTCTTCAGTTGCGACTTCTTCCTCAACAACTTCTTCCGTTGCCATTTCTTCCTCTTTTACTTCTTCTTCGATTACTTCAGTTGCCATTTCTTCCTCTACTACTTCAGTAGCAGGTGCATCTTTAACCTCGATAACTTCTCCGCCTTCTACGACGTAGATTTTACCTTCGATTAGGTGCTCTCCATCTGGTAACTTCATACTATATTGATTATTTAATTCCGTCTTTTGTTCGTTCAATTTCATACCTAAGAAACCCTCAATCGAAAATCCTACTTGGTTACTCTTTACAAGTTCGTTGTAGTAATCTTCGTCTGTTACTTGAGCGGTCAACATCAAAGTACCTTTTGGTACGTCAATACCGTACGCTTTCGCTTTGTCGTTTTTAGGGTCTTGAACTATCCATGCTTCCAATACATAAGCAGGGACTTTATTTTCCGCATTATGCTCAATGTTAAAAATATCTTTGTTAGATAAGTTTGACATGAACTTAGCGTGTATCTTTTCAATCTCTTCGGCTGTAAATGATACATAGTACTCTTCGCCCTCATCGTTTCTGTAAATTTCCATAGGAATCATAGCAGGCGCAACGATACGCATTTTAAGCGTGTCAGCAAAGTACATTTGTTCATGTGAATTGAACGCTACTCCTTTAACTTTAACCGCAGGACGTGACGTAAAAGCAATCATTTCGATTCCTAAGTCTTCGCCCTCGCTGTATTCAGGGTCAATAGTAATTTTGTAAGTAGGCAATTTATCCATACTTATTATGTAGATATAAAATTATTTGTTCAAAATTTGTATATTTGTTAAAAAATTAGTATATGGTAACAATTGGAAAAAATGAAATCCCTAACAAATCAACTGAGTTGAGCGTTAAGCAATTTTCAAAAGTGAATGAAATTTTAAGAAGTGAAAACGAACCTATTGAAAAATGGTATCAAATCTTTACGTACTTAGGAGCGGACGAAAGCGACATTAACGACTTGGAATTTGACGAGTTCAAAGAGGTTGTTCGTATTTTTAACGATAGCGAAAGTAAAGACTTAGAAATTCAGCGCACTATTGAAATTGACGGATACACTTACGAAGCATACAAAGAAGAGTTTAAGGTGTCTGTAAAAGATTTAAAAGCAATTGAGAAATTAATCGCTAAGAATCCAAACTCTTATATTGCTGAAATGGTTGCGGTGTTATATAAGCGTTCCGACTTAACAGAAAAAGAACACTACGAACCTGCACACATCAAACACAAAACTACTTTGTTTGCTGACCAAAAGGCATCGTTTGCTTTACCTATCATTTGGCACGTTGCTAAGAAAATGACAAATGAAATAGAAAAAGTTGAAGATGAAAGCGTGGCATAACGTAACAGTCGAAACATTCATGGAGTTAAGGGGGTTGGAAACAATCCCTTTCGATTCTCCATTTGATTTGGAACTTGAAAGGCTGTCAATCTTAACCGATACCGACATCGAAGAGTTGCAAAATTTAGACCTATCCGAGTTTAGTAAGTTAACAAAGGAGTATGCTTGGGTAAAATCAGCACCTGCAAAGAACTTCAAACAAGAAATAAATGGTTTTCACTTTAAAGAATGGTACACACTTGGAGAATTTATCGACTTAAACCATCTATTTGAAAACGAAGCGCAAAACTTTGACAAGATTCTAAGCATTTTATTCCGAGTTTTTAAGCAGGACGAATGGGGAAACCGTGTTTTTGAGCCTTTACAGTTTGACTTAGAACAACGCAAACACGAATTTAAAGACGTTTTAATCAATGATTGCTTTGGCGGTGTGGTTTTCTTTGTTGAGTTTAGGGATAACTTCTTAAAAGTGTACAAAAATCTATTTAATCCTGTTGTTGAAAGTGACGAATTAGACGAAAACGAACTTGACCAAGAGGATATAAAAGCTGAAGAAGAAGAAAAGAAACTATCTAAGTTTAGCTGGGAGCGTTTAATCTTTGATTTGAGCGGTGGGGATTTGACAAAGGTAGACCAACTTACTGACCTACCTATTATCTTAGTGTTTAATATGCTTTCAATGAAGCAAACTTACGGAATTTAAAACGGTGTCATTGGTGCTGTTGGCAAGTTCGGGTAAGGACTATCAATCCAATTGAACTGAATACTAATTTTCGGATTGTTAAGTATTCGAGCCATTTCCAAAAGCGGGTATTTTTCAAACTGCCATGCGATATATTCCTGAGTTACTTCAGCAAGTATCGCTTGTACATCGCTACGTCTTAACCAATTATCAGTTATTGAATAAGGCGGTATCCCTCTACTCGTTCCCTCATCTAAAAACAAATAGTAAAACATAGCGTTTATCGTCATGTTAATCGTGTTTAGTTCGTTCCCAGTCATTGCTGAAATCCTAACCGATTCATATAACGCGCCTGTGTCGACCAATCCAAGCGACCTAATTTCTTGTTGTAACGACCTCGCTAACTTGTTACGTGTAGCGTATTTAACTTTAAATGTTGCCATGTTTAATCTCCTATCTCAAACGGTATATCCTCAACACAGTATTGGTCAACTTCAAACGTGATACTCATTTGCCACCCCGCTACGTAATCTAAATCAAAATTATTGACTGGGATTAATGTAGGTGCTTGAGCGTCTATGCTTAAATCTGACCCTTGACTAAAGTACAAATATAAGTCATTTAAAATTAAATTCGTATCGCTTAAAATAGTGTTGATATTAGCGCGGTCTTTTTGTATAATATCCACACAGTAAATATCCATAGCAAAGATATTCGTATTTTCGCCCATCGTTTGGCTAATAGGAACGTAAAAAAGCAAAGGATACTTTTCATTTAAGGTGCTGAAGTTTGGCATTTGCTCTCTGAACTCCCCCGCGTTTTTCTTTATCTGTAAATGTTGTTGACAAAACCCGTCAATCGCATTCAATAGTTTTATGTAGCTTGTCATAATGTAGAACCTAAATCAATTATTTTCATTTTATTTTGTGTCGCTGTTATTTCAGTCTCACTTACAACCGCTTGAACTGTTACCGTTTGATTTGATTGCATTGATTGACCTGTTAAATTATTAGCGTTGTTTCCTTGTCCAAACATATTAATAGATGGAGTAGCTACTGAAGCACTTGAGGCACTTGCTGAAGTACCGCCACCACCACCCGAAGCCGAAGCACTCGGATTGCTTAACAATGCTTTAGCCTTTGCTACGTTCGTTAATATTTGAACGATACCCGAAGCGTATTGTGCTATCCCTGCTGTTCCACCAGTTACCGCATTTAATGGATTTGCTTGAGACATTGCAACGAGTGAACTAATAGCCTTTGCCGTATCGATTGCGATTTGAACTAAAGCAGTAGCCTTTTGGAACTTCTCGAGTTTCTTTTGGTCATTTATGAATATGTTTCCAAGTTGAGAAAGTCCCGCGTTTATATCACTTGCAAATTGAATTTTTGCGTCACGTTCTGCCTGTGCATCTGCTATCTTTTTAAGCGCATATTTCTTTTGAATGTCAGCAGTTTCTTGTCCTATTTGGTCTTCAATTACTTTCGTATCTTCTCCATACTTTTTAGCTTCCTCTAAAAGTTTTGCGTATTTGTTTTGTACGTTAAGTATTTCTTGTTCTTGCGCGCTTAGTTTTGAATTAGTGATTGCAGTTTCTTGTTCTTGTAATCTTGTTTGAAATTCCTTTTCCGCTTCTATCTCTTTATCACGTTGCTCTATTGTTAAAGCGTCTAACTTTTCTTGCTTAGCTTTTTCAATGTTTAAGAGTTCCGAAGTTTGTTGTGTCTCAAGTTGTTTAATGATTATAGCTTTTTCACTTGCTAAGTATTTTTCGTTTTTTTGAGTTTCCTCAATTGCACGTTTGTACTTTAGTTTAATAGTTGCTATTTCTTTTGCTTCGCCATCTGCCATTATAGCGATGTTCGCATCTTCTATTAGCCTTGCAACTTCAGCACGGTTTTTCTA